TTACAAAATTTTGATATGCGTACACGATTAGTGCTTTTCAGCCTAATCCACCACAACCTAATCATTGTCGTTCCCAATACCGACTTTCACCAGTTCATTGTAATACAATCTTCAGGGGTATGATTATCCACTACTCTGGTTTACCCAGCTCCCTCTGCATATCAAAATTTTACAAGACCAAATAAAAGGAAAGGAATACGCCTGACAGCCATTTTTAGACAGGATTCCGAGTACTCACGCTACGATATTCTTTCTCTGCAAATTATTTGTAGAATACAAAGAGATTAACTACTTCTAAGAGTAGCCTCGTCCGAAGACTCCAATCTCATTATATGTTACTTATTCATAGGTCTTGCTATCATAAACCGTACGGCACTTCCATTGGTAGATTGCTTTTCGGTTTCTTCAAGAATACGTAGACCATTTGGTATAAGCTGTTCTTCTATAAAAGAATCAAGCTCTTCAGCAGAACCCTCTTCAAGCTTTACCCAGACATTATGAAATATACTATCATCTGTACATTTAACTATCTGTTCAACTGTAGTGGGTTCATTAATCCACATACCATCTTCATCTTTCTCAGATGATTGAAGCCAAAGAAGAGATTCTTTGGTGTTCTGTTGTATTGATCTACGAACATCGTTCAATGCTTTTTTAGCAACGGTTTTAAGATCTTTCATTATTTACTCCTATGTTGGTTAGTTATGGCAAAGTTGCCAAAGATTAAGGAAACAGTAATTAACCTATTTGTTAATTTTCTTTTTTAGTTCTTTTGTTAATCTTTTTATCCATTGGTCATAATCTTCATTGAGCCAACGAACAACATTACAAGTTGATGTTAATTGATCCATTATTTACTCCTTTTGGTTAATTAAAATTTGCAAGACCAGTTTTATAATGATGGACAAATGTCCGTGATTTGTCGAAACTGGAACGACATTAACCCTATCTTGCTTTGGGCGATGGCCCTAACTACCTCCATCTGTAAATTGATTAGTAAAAATATTTGCAAGACCAATTACTACTTTACTCTCGAATTGGTAAGATATTGTACCCTATCTTGCTTTAGGTTCGTGTATCTATGTCTACACGATGACTTATTCATAGATTAAGGAATCAGTATTTACTTACCATACTTAAGTAATCTCTTTGCAGTCATTATTAACATATATAATTCACTATTATCTTTTTCTAGTGTTGGATTTCTTTCAAGATAATCGTTTAGTTCTATGTAATTGTCTGCATTCCCATCCATTTTGTGTATAGAATCAAAGCTATCATTAACTAATAGTTTTATCAATTTTTGGATAGCTTTTAATGCATCATATCCGTGCATTTCTTCTATTCTTCTGTTTTCTAAATTTTTATTAAAGTGATACATAATATTCTCCAGTTGGTTATAAGACGCTAGTCTTACATATTTTGTGTCAAGAGGTCAAACTATAGCAATACTTACCCTTGTAAATATTACAGTTCAACCTCTTGGTAGATGCATTCTATCCTAGTCCGTTCTTACCAGCTCTACTTGGTGGACTTTGGATTTAATTACTTCATGATATTATTCTCCTATCATTAGTTCATAAATTAAGGAAACACTCCTAGTAAATGATCTATAGTTATCTGACTCCAAAGAGAAGCCAGATAACTAAAGCCATTCCTACTATTATAGATGTAGTAAGAAAAGTACATATGACTATAACAGTTACATCATGCAACAGATTCAGTAGCTTGACCATCTTTGCTCCTAAACTTTGTTATGTTATTGATGCTGTTACGTACGATACTACAATGATAACGCACAAGTTCCTGTGGTACATCATTGTCTATTTCTTCTTTGATGGCCTTGACTCCATCAACTGTTTTCTCAACTGCTATGGCTGTTACACCAAGTGTTAACCAGCCTGCGATCTTTGCAGATTCTTTAAGTTTTTCTAACATAATTTACTCCTACATTGATTAGTAATTAGGCACCATGCCATAGATAAAGGAGACATTAGTACATCAAAGTAGTGTAGGGATTTATATAAAGTACCGTATTGTAAAGGGGTGTGAAGTAATGGATAATACTGGGTGCGTAAGCACACAACGTAACTAGATGATTTGAACTCAACATTTCAACCCCTATACAACCCGTCAACGGGGTGGGTACGGTCAACATGTGTCTCTCACTCCCATTCTAGGTATACTTTTTAATGAGTACTTGGAACTAAATTGCATTGTAAGTGTTAGATAGACATATTAACTTAAAGCATTACTTAAATGGAAGATCGATTAAAAAGAAAATACGAAATATTCAATACTCGTACTGGTAAATGGGAAAAAAGAACCATGACAGATGAAGAATTTGAGCATTTTAAGACTAAAATGACAGCTACACAGGAAGAAATGGAAGCTGAATACCAAATTATAACTAAAATTATAGCTCAAAAACTAGGTTACGATGAAAATCATGAGAGTAGGGATTAAATAGTATAGTATAGTTAACTATATAAAGTTATCCAATTACTAATTAGTAATGCATTACTAATTAGTAATAGATTACTAATTAGTAATGATTAGAATACAGAGAAAAATTAATGGAAAAAAGAAACATTACAACATCTATACAAAACAAGAAGCTTTGGATAAAAAATTGGATTTTGTACATTGGAAAGATGCAGAAATTAGCCAATATGGATGCACAGACGATAACTATGTCGCTCTCTGCTATGCTAGAAATAACTATACGGATAAAAACGGAACTCTTAAAACATTTGTTAAGCTTACCTGTGGAGTTGGCTGGGTCACTCCATTTGGAAGGATAGACTTTCTAAAGAATCACGAACATGGTGTATATAGTAAAACAAACCCTGCTAGAAAGTGGACTACGGAAGAAGCTGGAAAAAAACGTTCTAAAGATACTATTACCGCTTATGCACAAATGCTCATTAGCGATGGAAAGGTGGACTATGACACTCTTAGTAAGATATATAGACCTGATCAGGAAAAGCCAGTTGCAACGGTACGCAGATTCCTTAAACAAAAAGTAGCTAAACGCATGGTAGAAGAAAAATTAAAAGAAATACTAGCAAAAAAGAGTATTTCCAAAGAGTTTGCAGTAGATAACATTGTTATTGCATTAAAAATGGCAGAAGAAAAAGGCGATGTAAACAATTTTCTAAAAGCAAATGACTATCTAATGGATCTATTAGAGATGAAACCTAATAAAAAGATGATAACCGACACAATACAGGTAGATATGACTAAACAGATTGCAGATACGATTGCTAAAGAAGATAGAAGGCTAACATTGCAAAGGAAAAGCGAAGAAAATGAAGCAAGAACATAACACAGAGCTAGAATATCAAGGAGTAACAGACGATCATCTAAAAACACAACAATTAGATACCGCTATCAGAGCTTTACACGTGCTGGCAGTCTTGAAAGACACGAATATAGAATGGATGAACACGTACGCATTAGATGCTTTAAAAGAGATAGAAAGTCTGGGATACACTTATGACGTATTTTCTACTGAATTAAACTAGCAAATGGACATATGGACAACATGTACGTATACACATGCAGGATAACGTAAAATATATAAAAGACAAACTAAAGAATAATATGATTATGTTTGGTAAAGTAATTATGCCAAACATGTTTTCCGTATCTTCCCCTGATTTTCATTATCAAATAGCAGATGCTATCGTTGATAACAACAATAAACAAATAAATATTATTGCTCCACGTGGTCATGCCAAGTCTTCTATAGTTGGCGGTGTTTATCCCCTTTTTCACATTATGAATCATAGTGGAGCAAAGCTTATTGTGCTGGTCTCACGTACGCAAGACCATGCTATTAAATTACTTGGAACCATAAAGGATACCTTGGAGTACAGCAATACTTTCCGACAAATTTATGGTTACTGGGGTCAGCACAATGCAAGGCAATGGGCGAAGAGTGAGGTAGAATTAAAAGACGGTACTGTTATTATATGCAAAGGTACTGGCCAACAGTTACGTGGTATAAAGGTAGGAAGTCAAAGACCAACTCTAATTATCGTAGATGATCCAGAAGATGAGAACAATACCAAAACAGCAGAAGCTATGGAGCAGAATCTTCGATGGTTACTGCAGAGTGCTGTGCCATCTTTAGATCCTAAGAAAGGAAAGATCATTGTTATTGGTACTCCACAGCATCAACGATGTATGGTAGAGATACTAAAAGATATGAAAGGCTGGAAAAATATGCATTTTAGTCCAGATCTAAAAAACAATGTAGCACTATGGGAAGAATGGCAACCTATAAAAAAATTAAAACAAAAAAAAGAAGAATTAGAGTCTATAGGTCGTAGTAGTGTATTCTATCGAGAATACATGTGTCAGATTATAGGCGATGAGGATCAATTATTTCAGCTAGACTATATTCAATATCATGATTATACATTAGAGATAGATGATTTTGGTAGGCATTACTTAGTAACAAAAGATAAAAAAATGCCAGTTAACGTATTTATGGGGGTTGACCCTGCTTCTTCAGTCCGCAAGACAGCAGATTACTCTGTAATTATGCCCATAGCGGTAGACGAAAACAACAACAGGTATATTCTCCAGTATTACCGTAATAGGGCAACTCCCATGCAACTTGCTGAAAGTATCATAGAGTATTTTAAATTATTCAAACCTGTTAAGGTTAGAGTAGAGAGCGTAGGTTATCAAGAAATGCTACGAGAATATTTAAAACAACGATGTGGTGAAGAAGGTATTTTTATATCAGGTCTGGAAATAAAAGAAAACCCTAGAACAAGTAAATCATCAAGACTAGAAACAATGCAACCGTATTTTGCTCAAAAGAAAGTGTTTTTACAAGAAAACATGGAAGAGTTAAAAAATGAACTATTATTGTATCCACGTGGTAAACATGATGATCTTCTGGATGGATTGTTTTATGCTACTAAAAAGTGTTTCCCTCCTGCTCATAAAGAAGTTGAAATAAAAAACAAAAAAGTAGTTGACGAATCTTACGTTGATGATATAAGTTGGAAAGTGGCATAGTTTTGGAACTTTTACTTAAAGTATTAGTTTAAGATAAAAATGCCCCTTTCCACATGCATAGTAATTTAGTAAAAACTGAAGAAGTACAACTAACACAAGATCTACTGTCTGATTACTCTTCTGCTAGGCAGAACTGGGCAAAACAAGCTGTAGAGGATAATGAGTTCCGAAACGGCAAACAATGGACAGATGATCAGGTTCAAGCACTACGTAAACGTGCTCAAGAGCCATTAGTTGTAAATGTGGTGTATTCTGCAGTAGAGCAGGCAAAAGCTATGCTTACTGCTAACTCTCCTAAATTTCAATCCACAGCAAGGGAAACATCTGATGCTAAAGTAGGCAGGATGTTTTCTGATATTATGGCCTACATATGGGATCATTCCAATGGAAATGTGGAGTTGAAGCAGGCTATCGATGACTACTACGTTAAAGGAATGGGTGCAATGATGGCTTATATAGACCCAGATGCTGATCTAGGGTCAGGTGAGGTTAAGCTCAAATCCATAGATCCATTGGAATTATTTATAGACCCTTCGTCAAAAGACCCTTTCTGCAGAGATGCGGCTCACATAATCATAGGTAAGATTATTTCAGAGACTGCATTAATAGAGCACTATCCAGAATTTGCAGATCAAATACGAGATACAGCAGAAACTAGTTATATTAATACTACATCTGAATCAAGGCATGGTTTACGCAATGAAGATGTAACCAACAAAAGAAGATTAACTGGTAGTCAAATAACAGGAGAAAGAGAATTAGAAGTATTTGAACGCTACACTAAAGTAAAAAGTTTATACTATAAGATATATGATCCGTTAAGCGATGATCAACGAGTACTTGATGTAGCACAGTATGAAGAATACAAGAAAGAACCTATTGTTGTATTGACTAACGCAGAAGGACAAAAAGTATTTACAGATAAAGCAAACGTAAGAACCTATATGGATATTGCAAAAAAAATAGGTTCTACGTACCATTTAATGCTAGATCAAATGACAGGGCAACCTATTCCTATGGCTGGAGAAGAACACGAAGGTTCTGTGCCTAATAGTACTTCTACTATAGACATCTTAACAAAAGAAACACTTATAGAAGATAATGGTATTATGGTTAATGAAGTAGAGCTAACACAGATAAAACAAATTGTTAGTGCAGGTGATACAGAGTTATTTAATGTTATTTTGCCAATAGAAGAATATCCAATTGTTCCATTTATGAATGGTTTTAATCGCAATCCATTTCCATTGTCTGATGTTAGACTTGTAAAAGGACTACAGGAGTACATAAACAAAATACGTAGTCTTATTGTAGCACATGCTAGTAGTTCTACAAACGTAAAGTTATTAATACCACGTGGTAGTATGGATAAAGCACATCTAGAAGCAGAGTGGGGTAAAGCTGGTACAGCAGTTATAGAGTTCGATCCAGAACTAGGACAACCTATCGTAGCTGGCCCTGTACCACTTCCTAATGAATTGTATAAGAACGAAGCAGATGCAAAGGCAGATATAGAGCGTATTCTTGGTATCTATGCATTGATGCAAGGAGATAGAGGAGCCGCACCACAAACATTTAAAGGTACTGTAGCATTAGATGAGTTTGGTCAAAGAAGAATTAAATCTAAAAGGGATGATGTAGAAGAGTGCATTAACCAACTAGCAAAAGTAGTAGTAGGTTTAGTGCAGTATGTGTACACAGGTCAAAAGGTTATGAGGTTGATGCAACCTAACAATAGACCTATTGAAATACCTATTAATAGTCCAATGTATGATAGGGTTGGTAATGAAATAGGAAAAATTAACGATATAACGGTTGGTAAATACGATGTTGTTGTTTTGTCAGGATCTACGTTACCCTCTAATAGATTTGCACGATTTGAATACTACATGCAACTTTATCAAGCAGGTTTAATAGATCAGTTAGAAGTACTAAAGCAAACAGATGTGGCAGACATGGAAGGAGTACTAGAACGTGCAGGTCAAATGCAGAAAATGCAAATACAAATGAAACAACAGCAAGATGAAATAAAGAAACTACGTGGCGATCTGCAGACTGCACAAAGAGAGTCTTTACATGATCGCAAACGTGTAGAAGTAAAAGAATTTGAAAAGAAACTGGCAAAGGCAGAAGCTAAAGTTGAAATGGCATCCCAACTTTATAAGAACCGTTTGGCAGATGAGCTAAAAATGGCTAAACAGGATATACAAGAGTTTAGTGAGCCTAATCCTGCTAGAGAAATGAATGAAGAGATGCTAATGTTGGATGAGTAATGAGTATTTTAGAAAATATTCCTTTTACAGCTCCATATAAATACAAAAAAGATCCAGAATTTCGTGATTCTGAACGCAGTTCTTATTTAAAAGACAAAGAATATTTTGATAGCTATTCTTCTCATAGAGGTTATTTAGACAAAGTAAAAAAAGATTTAAATGATCATGAAATATTATGGTCTGTTTTTGTAGGTGAACCTAAAGGCAAAGATTACGAAGCATTTGTTAATGCTAGTATAAGTGAAAAAGAACAAATGTTAAAAAATGTTGCTAGTGATACAGATGATGCTTTGTGGAGATCTAAAGAATGGATGAGAATATCAGGAAATCCAAAAGCTGAAGAAGACTACATTCAAAGTGCTGCAGCTATGGTTAATGATAAAAAATTATCTAAAGTTGAAATAGAAAATGATCTTAGCAGTTTTAATAACGATGAGTTATTTGAACTTGCAAACTATTATAAATATCCACAGGGATACAGAGAATTGGATTCTTTAAGGTCTAGAGAATACTTTAATAGAATACAAAATGAAATATTAAAAAGACAGAATCCATTTACAAAAGGTTTACCTTCTGGTAACACTATGAGCACGGAAGATTTTAGATAATGAGTAATCCAAATAAATACATAGATGGTAGATTTCAAAACTATTCAGATAAAAAAGGCTCTAGCTATTTTAATTTTAATAATGCTGGGGTATATGGAAATAAATCTATGATTATGGACATGTTACCAGAAGCTGTAAGTAATAGTTTAAGATCATTTGCATTTAAAAACTCTCCAGATCGTTTTAGAAATCCAGATGCTTATACAATGCCTCCTAATTATGGATTGCCTAGAAATAAAAAAACAAATTGGCCAGAAAGATTATTAAGAGACGACAGATTTCCAGATGATATAAATGATTATTATGTATCTAGAAATTTACCAGTTCCTAGAAATATACCAAAATATTTTATGGACAATGATGAAAACAAAAGAACATATATAGCTGCTCTTGAAGCACAGAGAGCACCTAGTTTATTAGACTATATATATGGTTTATTTAGATAAAAAGAAGATTTTAGATAATGGAAACACAAGTTAATAAGGACGCTTTAGGTAAATACATGAGAGATAGTGCTTATGTATGGCATAACATGATGGGAGGAGGCACAGCAGGAGCTTTTATGAAAATGCTTAGTGGTGGTTTAGTAGATCATTATATAGAAAACGATGAAGGTTTTAAAGAGTTTGTCAATGCCCAAGATCCTATGGATAAAATAAAAATTATAAAAAACTATAGAAAAAATGATAAAGGGTTTCTTTATGCAGATTCAGATAAAGAAATAATGGAAAAATTAAAAAGACATAGCTTAATATAAAGAATTGAAGAAAGCGGTTGCTGGAAATAACCAAATCGCAAAGGAAAAGTAATGGAGAATATCATAGAAACACGTAATGCTGATCAGGCACCAAAAGAGGATGCAATGCTTAATATAGAGCAACCTGCAATACCTAATGGGGAGATACCACAAGATAGTGGTGTGTCTGAGTCAATTACGCAAGAAACACAAGAAGTCTCCCCTAGAGACGACTCAACTCGTTTTGAATATTGGCAATCACAAGCTGACAAAGCCAAGGGAGAGCTAAATGCATTGAGGCAGGAATTAGACTATTATCGTAATGGGCAAAATCCTGAAATGCAAAGCTCTGCCTCCAATGGACAACCTCAAGCATACCCTGAACAAGGATTGCAAGAGTCTTCATTGAAGGAGCCATCAGCACCTGAAAGACCACATTCATACAATGAGGTTGATGCTTATAATGATCCACAAAGTGAATCGTTTAAGTATCGAGTGGCTAAAGAAGCCTATAGAGATAAGTACATGGATTTTCTAAAAGAAAAAGACCAAGTACGTGAACAGGAACTGCAAAGACAATATCAAGCTCAAATGCAACAGCAACAAGCACAGATGGTACAGCAACAGGCTATGAGCCATGCTGTAAATAACTTCGGATGGGATCAGAATAAAGCTATGGAGTTTGTACGGTGGTCGCAGAGTCCTGAAAATCTTACATTAGATAATTTAGCCAAGTTGTTTGAATTAAGGACGAACCCTAATCCAGTAGTTAAGCAAAAAACAGAAGAAATGCAGAATCAGGCAAATCGTTTAAATGTGCCTAAAACAACTGCAGTTCAAACTGGTCAGGCAGAACAGCCTAGAACAGATGAACAACTTTTTAGTGATGCTTTACTGGGCAGGTAAGTCGTAAAGTAAACTAGAATAATAGGAGTTAAAAATGGCAGCTACAGAAAAGCTACTAAAAGCTTCTGGTGTACTTTATACGGATAGACGAAATTTTTACGTAGATCCGCAGGTCACTAAGGAGCTATGGACAGATGTTGCCCCTTTTACTACAATGATTAGTAATCAGGAACAACGTGATGTACCAGACCCAGTTTTTAAGATGTTTGAACATCGTAATCCTTGGGTAAAACAAGAGTTTCAGAATGATAATGAAACCGCTACTTTGGCAGCAAATGGAACAGAAAGTGCAGCACTTAATATTAAAAACATACAAGGTTTAGCAAGTGCTGTTGATAGCAGCTATGTAGGTCTTGTGGTTGAAATATGGAACTCTGCAAAAGACAGTAAAAAAGCAACAGCAATTATTTCTTCTGCAGTCGATGCTGATGAAATCAAAGTAAAAATTATTAGCACAGAAAGTGGAAGTGATTACGATCTTGTTAATAATGATTATTATTTAGTAATTGGTAATGCACATGGTGAAGGTAGTTCAGCACCAGATGCATGGGCAGATGAGCTAGACGTTGTTTACAACTCTTGTCAGATCTTTAAAACACCTCTTCAAGTTACTGGTACTTTAGAAGCAGCAGTACTTAGAGGTGAGTCATCTGAATTAGCTAGACTTCGTAGAATGAAAGCTCAAGAGCACAAAATGCAAAAAGAAAAAGCATTTTTGTTTGGGCAGAGAGTAGGTGGAACTGGACTTGGAGATGCATCATACGATGCTGGAAATTTAGGCTCAGATCCCAATGAAGGAGTTTTAGCTGACGGTGGAAGAGTTGATTCTGATGGTAATCTTATAAGAACTACATACGGAATTATTTCTGCTTTAGAAAAGTATGGTAATTCTACTTCTACACACGATGCACAAAACATATTTACTGTAGATAGTTCTTATTCATATGGCAACTTTGTTGATGATATGGAAAAAGTATTTCAGTACATACCAGAGGCAGGTGTTAAGCGTGCTTTTGTTGGTGCTGGTGCTTTAGGATACTGGTCAAAAATGGCAGGTGCATCAGGATTGGCTGGCAACTCAGGTTGGACAGTTTCTCTTGGAGACATGGCACGTGATTCTCTTGGTTTTAACTACAGAGTACTTGAAACACCTCATGGAATGTTGCAGTTGATTCCAACTCCAGCATTACGTGGGCCTTACAACAAGTACATGGCAGTTGTATCTGATGAAAATCTATTCCATGCTATTTATCGTCCATCTATGTATCAAACAAACATCAAAACAGATAATGCTTTTGATGGTGTTAAAGATCAATACATGTCCGATGAAGGTGTAGGGATACAGCTAATTGAAAGTCATCACTTGTTTAAGATCACAGCGTAAGGAGGCTTATTATGGCTAGACCTTATTTAGGTGGATCAAGTGCAGGTTCAGTTGCAATAGATGCAGCAACAACGTTAACTCCAGCAGATTCTGGTAAAATGTTTTTTATAACAGATTCTGGTTCTGCAGGTTATACGATAACGTTACCTACCCCTTCAAATGCAGGGGCTGGTTGGCATGCTAAATTTATTGTTAATTGTGCCGCTGGATCTACTCTCTCAAATAGTGGTGGAGAAGATGTTGTTCTTAATGATGGGCAAACTGATGTAATGGTCACTCATTACATTGATGTAGCCGATACTGGAGCAGCATCAGTAGTTACTGACGATGCTTCAGATACTGTTGGTTTTGATCATACCTGTAAAAAAGGAGACTTTATTGAATTGTATACAGATGGTTCAATTTGGTTTGCTTATGGTATAAGTGGAGCTGATGGAGGAATCTTAGTAGCAACATAAACAAAACAGGTTGGGGGAGCTTTATTGCTCCCCTACCTAAATAACATATGACACAAAAACAATTAATAGAAACGGTAAAACAACATCATCCAGACTTACAAGATGCACAAATAAGAATATTTCTTAATAAAGCATTGGATGAGTTTTGTCGTAAAACAAGAATTTTAAAAACGTTATATACGTTTAGCACAACAATTGATAAACGTTATTATCGTTTAGCTGATAACATATTAGAAGTAACAAGGGTAGACTATGATAATTATAGAATACCAAGATTAGTAGGACAACCTGAAAAAATTGATACGGATATATAATGCCTAAAGAAAGAGAAAACGCAGTTAATCACGCATATTTTATTGAAAGAGATGCAATAGCTATTGTAAAAACTTCTACAGAAGATAATACAACTAGCTATATATCTCCTACAGAAGTGAAGCAAATCAATGTACATGCTGTAAAATTAGATGAAGATTTTGTAGCATCTGGTTCTGGCATAACACTTACAGAATCACCCTCTATACCAGAAGAGTTTCATGAAGGTTTAGCACAATATGCAATAGCTAAAGGCTATGAGCTACGGCCAGAAACACTTCAAGCTGCTCAATATTTTAAAAGAGAGTTTGATATGTGTGTTAGAGAAGGCTTGCGTTATGCTAATAAAGGTCGTGATGGTTCTGGCTATCATATTAAAGGATATGATTTCTAATGACAGATTTTAAAGAAATAAATTATTTACCTAATTTAGCAGATCAAATAACAACTGATGCTTTTAGCAACGGAAGTAATACAATTGAAGTCGAATCTGTTGCTAATTTTGATACTGCTGGAACATTGTACGCTATTGATACAGAAGGAACGTTACAAAAATTAACATATACTGGGCAGTCGGATGAAACTTTTACTGGAGTATCTTCATGGGAAGGGTCTGGCAATTTAGCTGAATCTGCAAAAGTGTATGGAGATTACTATGTACCAGACAATGTTACTTTTACAGAACGAATACTTACTGGTACTTATGGATCTGGTACTGGATATGATACTGATGACGATTACATCTTTGGCCCTATTAATGTTTTTACAGAAAGAGTAATATCATAATGGCATCATTTAAAGTACAAGTAGAAGATTTAATAGGTAATGTTGGAGATGATCAGCTTATAACTGATTCATTACTAGCTGTAGGTTCAGAAATACTAAGCAAAACTCCTTTGCCTAAATTAATTAATAACTCACAAGAGTCTGATATTACGTCTGCTGGTTTAGATATTAGTGAAAAAATTATATTAGATGTACATAAATTAAATATTAAAGCTAATAGAATAGTAATAAATCACGTTGCAAGAGCAAAAGATACTTCTTCTATTTATTATGCAACAAGCAATGATCCTGTATATTATATCGAAGGAGAAAAGTTATACGTATTAGCAGATGGATCATTAACATCTGGCAATCTTATTTCAGTACCAGTAAAACCAACTACAGATGGAAGTACTGAAATTGCACATGGTTCAACAGCTACAAAGTTTTTTCCAGTAGATGCAGAAAGATTAATGGTGCTCGGAGCGGCATCTAGGTGTTTAAAACGAAAGATTTCAACAGCAATTAATGATGAAGACGTAGAGTTAACACAAGGACATTTAGCACAGTCTCAAGCATTAGAAGCTACATATGAAAAAGAGTTACAAAAGTATTTAACATAATTAATCAATATGCCCATGAGAATACCCAAGCTCGGTAAGGCATAAAAGGAGGAAACAAGATGGGAATACACGAATATAGCGTAGTAGAAACAGGCAACGTTGGACTTGGACAAGCAGGTTCACTTCTTGAGACAGGTACAACTGCAATTACAGGAAAAACAATTGTTGCTATATCTTTTTTAGAAGATACAGTTTTTACAACTTTAACACCAGAGTCTGGTACAAATCTATATCTAGGCGATTCAAACAACAATGGAGATACTTCAGACAGTATAACCTTTCCTCAAGGAATGACAATATACGGTCGTTGGTCAGCATTTACATTAGCAAGTGGTAAAGTAGTAGGTTACTTAGGTTAAGATATGCTAGGTCTAGGAGCGTCCTTATTAACAGGTGGGGCTGCATTACTTACCTTTGTTAAAGATAGTTTAAAAGCATTTTACCCTTTCAAAGATAATAGTGCAAATCTGCTATTAGATGGTAGCACATCATTTGATGGCAGTAATGACTATGTATGCATTGGGCAACCAAGTAGTCTAAACTTTGGTAGTGGTGATTTAAGTATAAGTTTTTGGGTAAAAGGTATTGTAAATGATGATATAATGATTGCTCGGTATGTTGATGGAAACAATAAGTTTTTAATACAGGTAACAGGAAATGCATTACTGTTCTATGTTAAGCAAAGCGGAACTGTTCGTGTCGATATTCGCTGTTCATTAACACCAAATGAAGGTCAATGGTATCATATCGGTGCAACTCTTCAAAATGGAGTAGAGGGTTGTTTATATATTGATGGGCAAAAACAAACATTAAGCACAAATACAATAGCATCTGGCTCTACAGATGTATCTGCTGATTTAGATGTAGCAAAATACGCTTCAGGGTATTACAAATTAACAATGGCCAATTTGGGATTTTGGTCAAGGGCATTAAGTGCAAGTGAAATGGAATCTATATACTGGCGAGGTTCTTATTCAGAATTAGAAGGCACAGAGTTAACAAACCTTGTAAGCTGGTACAACCTAAGTTCATCTGGTATATCGTCAACCGAATTAATTACAAATGGTACGATGGAATTAGATGC